TCAGATGCCTGCCTGCTAAAGGATGAGGACTCAGTGAGACCAGAAAAAGAGCACTTGTTAATAACGTAGAAAGCACAAGCGCGATATAGAGGGGAAATGGAATAGTCATTTACAATCTCCTTTGCTTCTAAAAATAATCCACGGGCAGATCCTTGATCAGGATAACGAGACTTCAGTTCTTGCAAACGACGATAAAGTTTATCACCGTTGTCCTGAAGTTCCTTCCAAAAGTTATACAGTGGTTCGTAAAGATCATTCACCCACACAGGGATGTCTGGATTTGCTTTACTGAATGCAATGGCAACACTGCCGCCACCGAGAAATGTTTCACGATACTCTTTGATATCCTCAGGGAATTGTGGAAGAAGATACTTAGTGGCGCGTGATTTACCGCCAGGATATCTAAGCGGCGTCTTGAGAGACTTCATAGTTTGGTTCATGATATTTAAGGTATTCCCAAAAGGTCATTTTAAGTTCTTTCTCTGTCATGCCACAGTGAGCGGCAGCAGCGGGAAGATTCATAGAAGCATAGAAGAGTCCTTCATGTGCTTCTTGTACGTTCTGAGGAGTAGTTTTTTTACGCATCAAAGAATAAGTTTCTTCTTTTCTAGTGTTGTAATAGGCGAATACATTTGCTTGTACTGTTGTACGATTTCATCTGCTGCTTCAGCAACATAGATAACAAACTTAGAAGAAATAGTAATATCTTTTTCTTCTTTACTAATCATAGGAGACCATGCAACAAAGGTAAGAGTTCCTTGCTGCGTAGGAATGCCAACGATAGCATTACGAATAGTGATTGAATCATCTGAGGACTCAATAACTTCTGCAACCAAATCCTCGCCAGAGGACATACGAATAAGTTTTACGTTCATTTGAATTGACACTCCATCATAATTTCAGTTAAACATGCCAGAAGATTGATCTCCTGATCAGCAGCAAATGCCGCCTGATATTGATATTTAGCAATCACTAAGACTGCTGCTGGGATCGTAGCGGGTGTAAGGACATCATACATTGCTTCGTAGATGCGATGGATAACCATATTAAAATCATTATCCAGGTTTGCTACAACCCACTTACGAACAACATTGAACTCTTTGTTCTTCAAAGCATTCGTAAGTTCTTTGAGATTAATATCAGTAATCTCTGTAAGGACACCAGTATCAATATTACCAGTATTGCCATACTTCTGAAGTTGATTCAGTACACGACGCCAGTCAGGGAAGTGATTCTGAATCAGTTCTGCAACAACCTTCGGATCATATTGTACATTCTCTGCCTCAAGAATAGACCTGACACGGTTGAAGAACTGTCCAGCAACTGTTGCTTTTTCTTTTCCTTTGTAGGCAAAATCAATGACTGAGCATCGCGACTGGATGGGATCAATGATTTTGTTTTTGTAGTTGCAGGTGAAGATGAATCGGCAGTTGCTATGATACGCCTCAATAGAACTCCGTAGGAGGAGTTGTACATCGTTGCCTGTGTTATCTGCCTCATCAATGATGATGACTTTGTGCTTACTTCCTTGAAGTGATACGGTCGTCGCAAAAGTTTTTGCTGTGTTCCGTACCGTGTCCAAAAATCGTCCTTCGTCAGATCCATTGATTACAATATAAGATAGTCCTAGTTCATTACAGAGTGCCTTAGCGGCAGTGGTCTTGCCGACACCAGGAGGACCAGTAAGAAGAAGATTATTCAACTCACCAGCATCAACCTGCTGTTTCAAATCACGCTTGATACTCTCGGGGAGAATACAATCGTCAATTTTTTGTGGGCGATACTTCTCAACCCACAGATACTGTTCATTCATGTTCATCATCAAGCAGTTTTTTCAATTCATAAGAACCGTCACCACGGTCTGTCCATTCTAACACATCACCCTCAACCCATCCAGTAATCTCTAGAAGATCATCAGGAAATGTGACCACACCATCTTCATCTACCTTAAGATTCCACTTCATACCCAATCTGGTTTTTTGGATGGGTCACGAAGATAATTAGATGCAACCCAAGGTTTGGATGCGATATACATTTTGTAAGCAGTAAAAGTGTCAATGCTTGTGTCAAGTTTGTATTCATCGGGCATTGCTCGTACAAAGTTATCTGCCATAGAAGAGCATACAATTGCGCGATGTGCTTTAGAGTGAAAGATTTTCTTAGCAATGAACAATGTCTCATTGCAAGAATGAATCTTGTCATAACGGCGTTTGTATTCGCCACACAACGCTAGACCGTGTATTATCAACCATGCAGTGTTGTAATGATTTTTTGCTGCCCAGATAGTACATGGGTGATTACGAAACGCACCCTTGGCGGTGGCATAATATCCACCATCTTTCTTAGGCAACGGACCCCAGTTATAATACCATTTAGAATAAATGATAGCCAACATCTGACAGCACTCAAGTGGCATTTTGACGATATGTTTGTCTGGTAAAACTTGTGCTGACAGATGTGGACTGGGGGAAGTCACAAAGATGTTCATAAATTAATTTGAGTCTGGTTCAAGTGCAATCCAATACGTCAAAGGAATTCTCTTGTTAATGAATTTACTGATGAGACGCTTGGACATAATCACATCATAGTCACCTTTCAGGATTCTGACATTCTCAACTTTAAGATTCAGAACAAACTCGTCATCAGTCTGACCGACAGTTAGAGAGAAAGCATTGGAGGTATCGTTTTCCTTGTCACGGACAGAAACGATAATGTTCTCACCGTCACCAATCACCGTGAGATCAGGGAGTTGGTAGACAGATGCGGCACGTTGAAGAGTTTCAAGATTATCGGAACTCAGAGTAAACTTAATGTCCTCTTCCATCTGAATATCTTTCTCAGGTGGTTGCTTAATCAAACTAGGATCAGCAAAGAAGTACTTCAGAGAAAACTTATCTTTCTTGATTTGAACGTACTTATCATTACCAAATGAGAAGTCAGGATCCTTCATACTAGGGATATACAGACCTGAAATGAATTCGGTCAGATCATAGATAGAAAAATCTTGAGGGAATTCTTCTGGCACTTCTGCTACAGCAAGAATGTTTTCTGCTACAGAGACAGTACGAAGAGTGCTACCAGATTTAACAGTAATAGAATTATTGATATTGGAGAAGTTCTTAAGAACTTGGAAAGTATTTTCAGATAGTTTCATAATCATTGAGGATAAGGTTCGCCAGTGGGTTTGTGAAGACCAGAAAAGTGGTAGAGAAGAACGCAATAGTGAATTGCCTTTAAGATATCCATCTTAGACTTACCATTCTTCTTGCCAAAACGAGAGAGATACTTGATTGCATTAGAACGACAGAATGGTTCTGCATCACCAATGCTATCAATCAAATCCAAGGTCTGGGTCTTTGATTCTTCGGAAGTATAGTGTGAATGGTATGTGCCAGTCAGGTACTCACGAATCTCTTTCAGCGTAAGGTCTTCATCATATTTCCAATGATGAGGTTTGCCTTCAGTCGCCATTTGCTGTTTCCTCCAAAATACTAAAATTTTTCACTTTGTTGAATTTAAGTACACGGTCAAACTTTTCAACCATGTGTTCGCGATGAGAAATAATAAACAGGTTAACGTCCTTGGTGAAGTTTCTCAGGATATATGATAACTCATCAGTGCCTGTGCTGTCAAGCGAACTGTCAAAGATTTCATCCAGGACGAGCAGATTGGTGTCAACACTGTTCTTGAGCTTAGCGATTGCTCTCCAAGTTAGCATGAGAGCGATGTCAATGCGAGACTTCTCACCCTCAGAGAATGATGAGTAACTGAAATCATCCCGATAACGAGACTTAATAGTTTCCTCAAAACTCTCGCTGAGAGCAAAGTTTACAAAGAAATCCATTTGCTGAAGGTACTGATTGATGTGCTTATTCATCACGGGCAGGTATCGTTTGATGATTCTGGTCTTGATACCAGTATCCTTCAGTAGGTTGGAAGCGACACTATAATAATCTTTGTTCTCTTTATGTTCAGAGAGAAGTTTTTCATAGTCTTTCTTAGTCTGCTGTAGCGTCAGCAATTGATTTTTCTCATCAGATTCAGAGTCTTTGTTCTTCTGAATCTTTAAGATCTCTGATTCTAACTCAGAAATCTGTTTTTGTATTCTACGAATCAGAGAATTGTTCTTAGAAACTTCTGAATTTTTTTCCTGAATATCTTTATTGATTTCATTGCACTTAGAAATCTCAGTAGTTACTTTCTCAATCTCTTCTTCTAGTTTCCCCCACGCATCTTCAGTCTCCTTCAAAGACTTATGATTAGTTTCAATCTTTTTAAGTTTAAATGACTCATCAAGATCTTGTTTACATGTAGGACAAGAGTTATTACTTTCGTAAAATTTATTTTCTTTGGTGAGATTGTTAATTTTATTTTTAAACTTTATTTTAAAGTTTCGTAAGTTATCATACTTTTTTATAAAATTATTCTCGTTCACCAAGTCAGCAGTTTTATTCAAAACGTACTGATTAAGTATATCGTTTTGATTCAAGATACTATTCTCTTCTTCCAAAAGGGAGGAGATCTTAGTTTCCTTTTCTTTAATGCGGTTGTCACTTTGCGTCTCAAGTTCTCTAATTAGAGATTCTTGAGTTTCTATCCTATGGTTGACAAGATCAAGATCTTTTTCTTTGAAGCGAATATCATCATTTAATTGCTTCATACGATCCTTGAGATTATTATTCATGGTAGAGAATACCTGAATGTCAAGGAGATCTTCAATGATTTCTCTACGAGAAGCAAGAGGCAATTGCATGAAGGGAACAAAGGTAGATGACCCCAGAACTACAATCTGTGTAAATGATTTGTAGTTAAGTTTGAGAATGCTTTGCTCAAGAAACTTTTGCTGATCAGAATTAGCAGCATCTTGATTCAACATGACATCATCAACATAAACCTCAAAGAGGTTTGGTTTCATGCCACGGATAATT